CTCGTCGACGGTGACGATGCCGGCGTTGACCGAGGCCACGTGCGCCGTCCACCGCGCCGCGAGATCCCCGCGGGCGATCGCCGCCCGGGTGAACTGGGCGAAGAAGCTCTCGGGCTTCAGAATCAGCTGGCGGTTCACGCCGAACTCCCACAGCGACAGCCAGCCCCCCATGCTGATCGTGAGGAAGCTCTGCCAGAACTGCTCGGCGTTGCCAAAGGACGGATCGCTGTTCTCGAGGAACTGCCGCGACACGCCGAGCCAGCGCGCCATGTCGTCGATCCCGAACTTCCGCGACAGCAGCATCTGAAAATCTTCCGGCGACATGTCGTTCGGGATGAATTCGCTGCCCTGCTCGAGCACCTTCGGGAGGTTCCACTCGCCCGGCGCGGTGACGAACGTCTTCGCCATGCGCTGGCTGGCCTCGTCGTCGAGCACGCCTGGGTTCTTGATCCAGCCGCCATTCAACGTGCCACGGCCGAAAATCTGCGCCGCGTAGCTCTCGGTCGCGAGCGCCGTGCCGAGACTCGTCCGGGCATACTCGAGGATCCCCTTCCCGTCGGCGCCGCGCAGGTGGAAGATTTCGTCCTGCGTGAACGTCTTCGTGCGGCCCGTCTTGGCATTCCGGACGTCGTAGACCATCCGGCCCGGAATCACGGCGCCGTTCGCGAGCGTCGTGACCTGCTGCTTCGGCGTGACGAGGGTCGGCTCGATCGGCACGAGTTGATGCACGAACCCGCGCGCGCCCGGCACGATCCAGTCGTAGGCGTGGCCGTGGTCGATCAGGTCGAACATGTGGTCGCGGCGCCACTGGAACGAGTCCTGAAAGTCGTTCGGCGTATCGTGGAGCAGGTCGTACAGCGGATGATGCTTCGCCAGCTCCGACCCGCCGTCGTGCGGCAACCGCTCATACACGGGAAACGGGAGCATCGCGAGGATGGTGGCGAGAATGTTCCGGCCCCGGTACCACGCGGAGAGCTTCTGCGCGCTCTCGGCGTCGACCGCGATCCCGGCGACCGTCATCACCCCGCCGGCCGTCTGGTAGTACACGTCATTGAACGGGCCCGGCCGCTCGGACGCGTAGAGCTCGCCGCCGAGGAGTCGACCGAATAGTCCCATCAGCGTGCTCCCACGGCCGCGGCGCGCTGAATCTGCATGGTCATGCCCTCTTCGAGGACGATCACCCGCTGTCCCGGCCACACGCGCTGAACCGTCGCGCGAATGTTGGCGACGGCCTCCTGGCTAAGGAGGCCCGGATGCTCGAGTACGATCACGTCCTCGGGCGCCACGGTGGCCACCGCGATCGCCGTCACACCCGGCATCGCCATCACCGCTTTGATTGCGTCGCGTCGATTCATCGAGTCCTCTTTCGTCGCACCGTTGGCCACACCCCGAGCCCAATCAACCCGATTCCACCCAGCACCCACGCCGCCGGCCCTGACCACCGACTGACGCCGTACTCGAGCGCCGCCCAGCCCAGCACGACGAGCACGTCGTACACGTCGACGCCGAATCTATTCGCCAAGCGTGCGCACTCCCTTCGTCAGGTACCGGGACCGCTCGGCCGCCGGCGTCTTCGTCATCTTCTTGAGCGCGTCGATCAACGCGACGCCGCCGTCCATCCGCTTCCGCTGCCCGAGTTTCACGGGCCGGATCTCGCGCCAGGCGTTTTCCTCTTTGCCCATGTTGGCCATGCACATCCGCATGCAGGGGTTGGCGTCGTGCGCGACGTTAGCGGTGAGAACGAGGGCTTCCATCAGCTTCGAGGGCTCGGAGAGACTCCGGAAGCCTTGGGGAATCTCGTCGACCAGGTCCTCGCCGAAGTGACGCTTGAGCTTGTTGACGACGCCGGCGGCGCCCGCCTGGTCGATGCCGATGCCGCGGATCCGGTACCGCTTCGCCAGGTCGCTGATGATGAATTCGCAGATGGCGTCGTGGTCGATGAGGCTCCCGGGCCACGTCGTGATGAAGCCGTCGCGCTGCCAATCGGGATACGGGACCTTGTCTTCCTGGGCGCGGCGCTGCAGGGTCTTCTCCGGCATCCAGAAGAACGGCAGCACGTCGATCGCGCAATCGATCGTGGGGCGATCTACTTGTGGTCGAGCGCCACTGGGAGGTTGTTCGTCATCCCGGGGCCCGCGTTCGTCGTCAGCGGCACGGTTCGCGTTGGTACGGTCGGCACGGTCACGGGCCACAGATTCACCGTCCCGATCGCCAGACCGCAGTGCGGACATTTCCACTCTTGTTCCATCCTGATCCTCCTCTGCGCTCGCGGCGGTCGCCTGGTCATCGTCGCGCTGCAGCGCGCGCGGAAAGATGCAGACGACCGCCGAGAGATCGATCTTGTCCGACAGGTCGATGCCGATGAAGCATTCGCGACGCTCGAGCGACGCGCGGAACCCGTCCGGCGCCGTCGTGGTGCAGGCGGCCCACTGCTCGGTCGTGATCCAGACCGTGGCCTGCTGCGTCCATTGGCAGAAATTCAGCCGGCGGACCATGTTCCGCTGCGACGGCACGTCGATCGCGACCCGGACTTCGTTGCGCAGGTACTGCCAGGGAATCGAGACGCCCAGGTTGGGGTTCGCTTTCAGCCAGTGCGGCCCTTCCACCTTCCAGTCGTCGCAGCGCGGGCAGTCGTCGGAGGGCTGTCGCTTGCCGGCCGCCCGGCACTTTGGGCACGGATCCAACGAACAAATGAACCCGAACCAGCTCTCATTCACCAGCGTGCCTTCGAGGATCTGGCAGGAGTAGTCGTAGTACTCGTAGCAGACGGACTCGAGGTCAAACCCGGTGTTGGTCGGCATGAAAATCAACGCGTTCGGCCGGCCCTTGATGCCCGCGCGCACCTTCTTCACCAGGCCGTCGGTCGGATGCTCGTGCAGTTCCTCGACGACGGCGCCCTGCACGCGCTTGCCGGACTGGCTGCGTTTGTCGGCGGAGATCGGGCGGATGAACGACCCGGTGGCTTTGACGGCGAGGGTATTGCCGACGTGGGTGATGAGCGCCTTGAGGAACGGCGAGGCGTCGCGCATCTTGACGCAGTCTGCGAACGGAATCAGCGCCTGTTCCTTCATCGCGCCGGCGCAGAACAGCTGCGCGCCCCGCACGCCGTGCCGGACCAGCATGAAGATCAGGATCCCGGCACCCAGCGGGGTCTTTCCGCAGCCTTTTCCGCCCTGAAAGAATGCGATCTGGAACCGCAGCTGCACGCGCCTGGCGCCCGTCCGCTTGCTGATGTGAATCGCGAACCACCCGAAGAGACTGCCGACGATGAATTGCTGGAACGGCGAGAGCACGAACGGGGTCCCCGCCTCCGGACTGACGTCCTCGGCCGCTTCGACGTCCTCGTCGGCGTCGGTTTCCTCGGGCAAGCAGAGACATTCGGGGAAGAAGTCGATGGCCTCCTGCGCGTCCTCGGGCTTCCAGAGCAGATGCTTCGCGGCCGCGTCGCGCAGATCGTTCAGGTGCCGCTGACACGCCAGGCGCACGAACCAGCCCGCGACGATCCGGAGCGCGATGACCTCGGTGGCGTAGCGGGTCACGGGATCGAGGGCCGTCTTCTTCTTCACGCGCGCGCCTTCTTCGTGAACCGATCGACGGGATTGACGGTCGTCTCCCGTTCCGCGGCGTAGAGCGGTTTGCCGAACGGCGCGATCGCGAAGTCTTTGAGCCACGTCGCCACGCGGTGCATCAGCCCCCGATGATTTGGGCCGTTCGCCTCGACGGAGGCCCACAACGCGCGGTCCTTCGCGACGCCGCGGCACAACATCACGAACAACGCGACCGTCGCCGGCGTCAGGGTCCGCGCGGCGAACGCGTGCGGCGCGAGTTCGTGCCACACGGCCAGCGCCTGGGCCTGGCTGTCGAGCGCGGCGAGGCGCGCCTCGACTTCGGCGATCTGCGGGTTCGGGTCATCGGGCCGGCCGGCCTGCTTCAGAAAGGCGAGCTCGGCCGTGAGGGTGGCGCGCTCCGCCGGCGTCCCCTGGAGCTCCGCCGGCGGATCAAACGTCTCGATCGGGGCGACGGCCGTCGAATTCGGGTGCGACACGACCACGCCGCGCGGGGCCGCGGCCCCACTGATCGCCCGTTCCAGAGCGGATTTCAGCTTCCGCCCGGCCCCGACGCGCTTGCCGCCGCTGCCCCTACCGCCCATCGATCACCACTTTTGAAAACCCAACGTTTTTGAAAACGACTTTTTGTGCGCGAACCCGACGCGCGGTCTCCCGGCGCCGACCTGGCGAAGAATCGATCCCCCCTGGTCGGCGGCGCGGATGTGTGCGTGTCGGAGATTGGTCCGCATCGGCGTATCTACAGCCCCGCCTGCGACTT